AAAAGGCTCCGGGAAGCGGAGGCAAAAATTCTCGGTTTTCGCAAAGAACTGGACGAAAAAGTCAGAGCCCTCGAATCGGTCATCAAGCAGAAAAGCACAAAGATTGACGATTTGGAGCACGAGCTTCGGAAAGGAGAAAAACTGACGGAAGAAAAGAAAGCCGAGGCGGCCCTCCAAGAGTACCGGGATCCCATCATCGACAACCTTCTTACAGCCACCGAGCGGATCATCCGGGCAACGGAGGCAATAGACGAAGCCCAGAAGATCCCCCATGTGCCCTTCGAGGCTTTGGAAAAACTCATTGAACCATGGAAGGGAAGCTTCTCCGCCTTCGTTGACGCCGCCGAGGACTTCAGCGAAGCGTTCAACAACATCCATGTGGACAAAGGCAGGGGATGATGGCGGAACAGTCGCATAACCGGGAGCTTTTTGAATCATGCGCCCTCCGTATGGCGGACGCGAAAACCGCGGCGGAACGCAAAGACATCGTGGCCGACATGCGGACGAAATTCGGCATAAGCACGGCGAAGGCTTACAAGATGCTCCACGAATGCGGATGGGAATCCGGGAGAAAAGCCCGGAAGGATGTCGGCAAAAGCTCGGTTGAGGAAGAGACGCTAAAAAAGATCGCCGCCTTAATAAGCGACAGCTGCCGGAAAAACGGGAAGGTGGAACTGTCGGTCAGCGACTGCCGGGCCATCCTCCTTGCGAACAACGTTGACATTCCGGTTGGCGACAGCCAACTGCGGGAACTGCTCCGGCGGAACAGGCTCAACGCGAAAAACGTAAAAAAGCCAACGCCCCACCAGCGGATGCGCAGCGAGTACCCCAACCAGGTACATATGGTAGACCCTTCGCTCGCGTTGTTTTATTACACGCCGAACGGAGAACAGCACGTCCTCCACGACGACGAGGTCTACAAAAACAAGCAGTTTCTTGAAGGGAAAGAAAACCTAAAGTGCTGGCGTTATGTGCTAACCGACCATTATTCCTCATCGGTCTGCGTGCGCTACTATGCGGCCGCGGGGGAGAAGGCCGACAACATGTACGACTTTCTGCTCTACGCCTGGGGGAAGAAAGAAAACCCGGTATACGGTTTTCACGGCATACCGAAACTTCTGATCTGGGACTGCGGCTCCGCCAACAAAGCCCGTGCGGTAACCAAAGCGCTGGAAGCGTTCAGGGTAAAAACAATGCCGCACCTGCCGGGCAATCCCAGGGCCAAGGGGCAGGTCGAGCGGGCCAATGATCTGGTAGAGCGTAAATTTGAAAGCCGCCTGCGCATTGAGCCCGTCAACAGCATTGAGGAACTCAACGAAGCCGTAGAACGGTGGTGCGCCGCCTTCAACTCAGACAGCATTGAAAACACCGACTCGCGCCTGCACCGAAACCACAGGGTCATCGGAAGCCGCCTAATCATATGGAACAGCATAAGAACTGAACAGCTACAGGAACTTCCTGATCCGGAAATATGCCGGCAGGTTTTCACAACCGGTATTAAAGGCCGCAACGTGGCCGGGGACCTAACGGTCAGCTTTTGGCATCCCAAAACAAAGCGGTCGGAGATCTACAGCCTTGCGGGGCTGCCCGGAATCATAATCGGCATGCGGGTAAACGTACAGCTAATCATGGTGGATTCCGAACCGCTCATCATTGTGAGCTACGAAATACGCAAAGGTGAACCTTTCAGCAAAGAACTGGAGCCCATCGAGTGGGATCGGGCAGGTTTTGATGTCGACGCACCGGTATTTGGCAAGGAGTACAAACGCCTGCCGGATACGCAGATTGAGAAAAACAGCAAGGAATTGAAGGAGATCAATGCCGGCCTCAAGGGAACGCTCAAAGCCCACAGCTTCATCAAACCTGTAAACCCATTTTCCCGCCAGCGCACCGGGGAGCAGATCACAATCTCCCAACCCGACCGCGTGGAAATCCACGACACCCTTATCAGCCATTTTGAAGCCGCCCGGCAGGTCAAAGCCCGGAACGGCTGGCTGGACGACAGTTTCATCGACAGGATGAAAAAGGAATTCCCCCCGGGGGTTCCCTCGTCCCTCGTCGACGATATCGCCCATGACGAGGCCGGCGCGTATGACGCCGCCCAATCCATGTAGGAGAAACAATGTTAAACCTCAACACCCGGAAAACCTTCGGGATTTTCAAAGACCCGTTTACGGACGACGTCGTCACCGCCGACGACGTCTATCTCAACGACGTGTCCCGCTTCGCGGTGGAGTACCTCTACCAGACCGCCAAGGCCGGCGGGATGCTGGCCATCATCGGGGAATCGGGCTCCGGCAAGAGCACCATCCGCAGGCTCGCCATCGACCGCTGGCAGACGGAAGGGCAGAAGGTCAGGATTATCAGCCCCCGGATCATAGACAAGGGGCGGCTCACCGCGGCCCTCATCTGCGACGCCATCATAGCGGACTGCTCCACCGAGAAGCCCCGCCGCACCCTGGAAGCCAAGGCCCGGCAGGTGGAGCACATCCTCACCAACTCAAGCCGCTCCGGCTTCTCGCACATCCTCATGATCGAGGAAGCCCACGACCTTTCCATCCAGACCCTGAAATACTTAAAGCGGTTTTGGGAGCTTGAGGACGGCTTCAAGAAACTGCTGGCAATCGTCCTCATCGGCCAGAGCGAAATGAAGGCGAAGCTCGACGAGTCAAAGAACTGGGAGGCCCGGGAGATCATCCGCCGGATGGAGATCCTCGAACTGGAACCTTTGGCGGACAGGAAGGAAATCGCCGGGTACCTGGACCTGAAATTCTCGCGGCTCAACAAGGAGCGGAACGAAGTCTTCACCGACGAGGCCTGCGAAGCCCTGTCGCGGAAGCTCCAGCGCCAGACGCGCAACGGGGTGGTGTACTCGGTAGCCTACCCGCTTTTGATCAACAACTGGGCCCGTCGGGCCATGAACCTGGCCGCCTCCATGAACGTAAAGCTCGTGGACGCCGACGTGGTGAATAGTTTGTAAGGAATGAATGGGAGGGGAACCATGGAAAACAGTGAAGTAAAGGCCAACGCCCGGCCGAGGGCGGTGGTGGTTTTTGACGATGAGGCGGAATATGAGGAGTTTGAACGCTACGCGAAGGCGAAATGCCTGGACGTAAAAACCTTCCTCAAATTCGCGGGAAAAGCCTACATGGATAAATATCCCAGAACTCCGGGGAAGCATGGTAAGGCTGTACAGCCCTACACATAAACGGGGGTATTTTAATGACTCATGGACTTGAAGAAAAACGGCAAAGCAGGCGAAAGAAGCTCATCCAGCTTGTCCACGTCGGCAAGGCCAGACTCTGCATGGATGACGACGCATACCGTGCTCTTCTGATGGATACCACCGGCAAGGACTCATCCGCCAAAATGACAACTCGGCAGTTGGAACGGGTACTGAAAGTCATGCGCTACAACGGCTTTAAGCAGATGCCGAACCGCGTAAAGCCGATAGAAAGGGGCATGGCGACCTTGGAACAGCTTGAATACATCAAGGGCATGTGGGCGGTATGCGCCCGCAACAAAAACGACGCCGCGCTTCTGGCCTTTGTCAACCGCATTGCCGGGGTCAAGGCGCTGCGCTTCCTCACGGTGGAAACCGCCCAAAAAGTAATCCTGGCGCTCCGGGACATGATGGCCACGGCCGGTTTTGATCCCGACACCTCGGAGGCCTTTGATGCCTAAGTCCCGCGACGGCGATTTGGCACAAGACTTAATCCTCACCTGCACAGGGGGCGGGGTATCGTCGGAAACCGCGCAGAAAGCCGTCAGGGCCATCTGCCGGTACTTCGGCGGGCAGATGGTCTATATCCCGGCGAAAAAGGAGAACGGGAGTTCGGCGGGAAACTTGCGCGGCGTTATCACGGACGCGGTAGGCGATTTGGACGCGGAAAAAATCCTTGGAAGGATAATGGCCCTTTACGGGAGCCTGCAGCTATACATCCCGATGGAAAGGGCGGCTTTCAGAAAAACCATCGCCCTTGAAATTTATGAACGGTATGACGGGACCGGCATGAACGACCTGGCCCGGGAGTACGGCATCAGTACAAATACCGCCTATAAACTCTGGAGAGAGGGGCAGGGAGAAAAAATAAAGCCCTCAATGCCGTACCAGCCGCTCCTGGAACTGGACGAAAATATTAATCCCGATTAGTACAAAAAAGGCCATTCGATTTTGTAGGCTGTCCGTATGGAAACGGGCAGCCTATTTTTAGCCCTCAACATTGAACAGGAAATCCCCGGCCGGATCATGATTGTCCCTCCTGATAAAACCGTCAAAGGGCGCGACGGCCGGGAATGGAAAAACCCTGACCCGAAACAGGTTGCGCTTAACTCCACCGCCAGGCTGCCCACACTTCCCATAGATGAAAACCATTCAACAGATTTATCCGCCCCCAAGGGAGGAGCCGCTCCCGCCTTCGGCTGGATGAAGAACCTCTGCGCCGACGAAAGCGGCGCGGTCTGGGCTGATGTCGAATGGACAGAACGCGGGCGCGAGGCGCTTGCCAAAAAAGAGTACCGCTTCATCTCCCCGGTTTTCCTGCACAACGAAAAAGGGGAGATCAACTGCATCCTCCGCGCGGCGCTCACCAATTCTCCTAACTTAAGCCTGCCGGCTTTGAATTCCGAGCAGGCCATAAATAATTCTATGGAGGTATCCATGAACAAAGAATTTCTCGCGGCTTTGGGTTTGCCCGAAACCGCTACCGAAGCGGAGGCGCTTGCGGCGGTAAAGTCGTTAAACGCAACGAAGGCCAAAGCCGAAGCGCAGACGGACAAGTCGCCCGTCGACCTTACCGCTTATGCCCCTCGCGCCGACTTAAACGCTATGGAATCGCGGGCGCTCGCGGCGGAGAAACGGCTTGCCGACCTGGCCGCGGCCCAGCTTAAGAAAGACGCGGAAGCGGCGGTTGACGAGGCGATCAAGGCCCGCAAAATCGCCCCGGCAAGCAAGGCGGAATACCTTGCGTTATGCGCGACAAGCGAAGGGCTTGAGTCCTTCAAAAAAATCGCCGCCGCGAGCCCCGCCGTTATCGGGACCGAAACGCAGGCGCCGGAGGGCTCGCCGCCGGGCGCGCAGGTTTCGCTTAACAGCGAGGACGCCGCGTTCGCCAAAGCGGCGGGTAAAACGCCCGAGGAATGGGCAAAGATCAAGGGGGACGGCAAATGATTATCACCAATCAGACACTGCAAAACCTGCGGACGCTGCTCCGCGGGGAATTCAGAAACCGCGTTGCCGAGCTGGGGGCGGAATCGATCTACAAGAAGATCTCGACCATTATCACCAGCAATACCAACAGCAACACCTACGGCTGGCTTGGCCAATTCCCGCAACTGCGCGAATGGCTCGGCGACCGCGTCATCAAGGATATCGCGGAAGCGGCATACCAGATCGTCAACAAGAAATATGAGGCCACCCTCGGCGTCGACCGCACCGACATCGAAGACGACAACCTCGGCCAGTATTCGATACTCGCGAAGGAAATGGCCGACGAGGTGGAACGCTTCTTCAACCAGAGCATCGCCGACCTCCTGGTCAACGGCTTCACCAACCTCTGTTACGACGGCCAGCCGTTCTTTGATACGGAGCACCCGGTATATCCCAACGTGGACGGAACCGGCGATGCGGACGACGTTTCCAACATCATAGGGAGCGGGAGCGGGGCGGCGTGGTTCCTCCTGTCTCTTCGGGGAAGCCTCAAACCGCTTATCCTGCAGCAGCGCTCCGCGCCGGAATTTGAGGAGATCACCGACACCAAAAACGACACGGTCTTTATGAAAGACCAGTACCTTTACGGCATCCGGTACCGGGGGAACTTCGGTTACGGCCTGTGGCAGCAGGCTGTCGGGTCAAAGGCGACCCTTAGCGCCGCCAATTACGAAGCCGCCCGCCTTAAGATGCGGACCTTCAAGCGGGACGGCGGATCGCCCATGGGCATCATCCCGACGCACCTCGTCGTTGATCCCACCAACGAGGCGGCGGCCCGCGCCATCCTCGAAAAACAGTTCATCAACAACGGGGAATCAAACCCGAATTACCATACCGCGGAATTGATCGTGGCGGATTACCTGCCGCCGGCGCCGCCCCCGCCGCCGCCAGAGCCGAATCCGGGGACTTAGGAGGAATATCATGGACAAAGCAAAACTGTTCGCGTTTATCGCGATTCTTTACGCACAGGAAATTGAAGTTCGCGCTGGGTTGATTAAAGGAGAAGCAAAAGGAAACGACATCAAGGAAGGAGAGCTGTACAAGCTTCTCAAAGAAGCGGGATACGAGCCAACCGCGCCCAAAGGCACGGCGGCTCCTACCCTGACCGGCGATGATCCGCAACCGGATCCACAGCCTGACCTCAAAGACAAAAAGCAAGAGAAAAAGCAGCCCGTCATCCTGCGGCACAAAACCGGGTATCCCCGGTACCGCCGCGCCGGGCTTGTGCTGACCCAGAGGCCGGAAACCTACGAGGTAACCAAAGCGCAGCTCGCCGAGCTCAAAAAGGACAAGTGGGTTGTCGTCGGGGAAGGCAAAGAGGAAGGCGCCAAGAAATGATCCCCCTTGTTTCCGCGGAGCAGTTTCTTTCGCGCATCCCCCAGGTAGCGGTTATGCCCCTCGACAGCGAGGGCGAGCCGGACATGGGGCGCATTGAAATTGCCCTGCAGGACGCGACGGGAATTATCACGGCCAATCTCCCCTGGCTCCTGAACAGGGAAACCGGGGAGATTGCCCTGCCTGTCAACCCGCAGTTCGCGGACGCCCTTAACAGCATCTGTACGGACATCGCGCTGTACCGGCTGACCGATTCGGTTTCCGGCAGCGAGGACGCGCGGGAAAAGTACCGGGACAACATGAGCCTTTTGAACAAGATCAACCGGGAGTACCAGGGGGGCCTGGAAGGGCCTGGCTTGCAGGGTTCCGCCGTTGTTACGCCGAACGAAAGCGAGGGCGTCACGGACGGCAGGTTTTTCAAGAAAGGCGGGATGTATTGATGGGCAGCGCGGCTATTGAAGTAAACGTCAGCGAAATGGAAAAGCTTGCCCGGCGCCTGAACGACTTTATGCTGTCAGGCGGCGACAAGGGCAGGCTGCTAAACAGCCTGGGCATGGTGATTGAGGAGCAGACGAAGGACCGCATTGAGTTTACCAAGCTAAACCCGGAAGGCAGAAAATGGGACCCGTGGAAGGAATCCACAAGACGCTATATGCAAAAGAAATTTAAGAAAGCGAGTTTGCTCTATCGCGACCCGTCCAAGGGGCTGCTTAACTCAATTGAACATCAGGTGAAAGGAAGCGACTCCGTGATCATCGGTTCCTCGAAAGAGTACGCGGGATTTCACCAGGAAGGCACAAGGAAAATGGCGGCCAGGAAATTCCTCGGCGTTGGCGTTGCCGACATTGCCGAGCTTCAGGACGCGGTAGCCAGATTTATGATGAGGCACGTTTCATGAAAGTCATCACGTTTGTGGACATACGCGACGAGGCGGTTGCGCAAATAAAAGCCGCGCTTGCGGCCATGTCCGCGGGAAACAAGAAATTGCACATAGCGGCGCATCCGGGTATGTTCGACGAGGCCGAGATCAAGCGGCTTTCCAACCAGACCCCGGCGGTACTCACTTCCTTTATGCGTTATGCGGAAGAAAACCACACCGTCAGTTTTGTAACATGGGTTTTGTACAGGTCCGACAGCAAGGACCGCCTTTACGACGGGGCGCTGAAAATCGTTTCCGCATTAATCCCGATTATAAGGGACATCGACGCGGAGTGGTGTATAGATGGAGGCGCCGACATTGACGCCGAGTGCCTTTATTCCGGCACGCTCGACCAGATCAACGTGACCCTTTGGGGCGTCAGGTGGGACTGGCAAATCCGGGAAACCATATTTATCGACGGCGAAGGCGGCGTGCCGCTTGACGACCTCGAGTATTTTGAAGGCTATGACGCGACGCACCTTGTTGGAAGCGCCGCTGTAAAAGACGAAGTGCATCTTGATTAAGCGAACATAGGAGGGATTTAAATGCCAATACCGATGAGACAAATACCGGCCAACCTTTTGGTTCCCGGACAGTACCAGGAAGTCGACAACTCCCTTGCGGGGGCGCAGAGCGACATCAAAAAGGCGCTGATGATAGGGTATAAACTTTCATCCGCGGAAGCCGAAGACGGGGCGCCGCTAAACGTGCTTTCTGGCGTGAAAGCGCACCAGCTTTTCGGCTGCGGCAGCCCAGCCGCCATTATGGCCGAAACGTTTCTTGCGCTTAACAAAGTGGAGGAGCTGTACGTGCTTCCCATTCCCGAACCGTCGGCGGGGACCGCCTGGAAAAAGAAGTTTCTCGTCAGCGCAAACGGCGCCGAACCCGGCGCGGTCGTCATCACAATAAACGGCCAGGCATTTGACGCCGAGGTCACCGCCGGAGCGGACGCGGAAGCGGTAGCCACCGCCATTGTCGCCCGCGTCAATTCGGAGCTTACGCTGCCCGTCATAGCCGAGGTGGAGAATGACGACACCGTGGTGGTTATGTGCAACGTAAAGGGCGTCGTGGGGAACAACAACAGCGTCGCCATCGAGTCCACCGCGGCCGGCGTATCGGTCGAGGAAGGCCAGACCACGGCCGGGACCGGCGTTACCAACATCAAGCCTTTCCTTCTGGGCCTGGGCGAGACGCGGTACAACTTTATCGCGTGCGATTTTGACGACAAGGCGAACATCAAAGCCAGCGCCGACGAGCTGGAATCGCGCTACGAGGCGATGAGGCAGATCGGCGGAAGGATGTACATCGCCCTGTCCGGCGCGCTTGGAAGCAAGACCGAAGCGGGCTCGATGCTGGCGAAGGCCGAGGACGTAAACTCGCCCCACATCATCCTTTTGCCGAGGGGAAACAACCCCGACCTGCCCTGCGTCTGGGCCGCCGCGTGGTGCGCGGTCGCCTGCCGGATACTCGCCGACGATCCCGCCGCCAACACCTACGATTCCAAAATCACGCCATTGATAGGGGCCGAGGACTTCTCATTCTGGGACAGGCAGAAACTGCTTGAAGCCGGTATTGCCACTTACCGCCTTGATACGTCCGGAAGCGTGCTGATTGAGCGGCTGGTTACCAGCTACACCGAAAACACCGACGGCGGAAGGGACACCAGCTACCTCGACGTCCAGGTAACCGAAACCGTGGACGCGGTGAGGACCTATATCAACGCCGAGGCGAAGAAGCGGTTCAAGACCTGGAAACTGGCAAGCACCGAAGAGAACTTCGGCGCGGGCTCTAAGGTGATGACGGCCGGCGTGTTCCGTTCCTTCCTTGCCGAGCTGTACAGCGAGGTATTCATCAAGGGGAAACAGTGGTGCCAGGATTTTGACAACTACAAGAAGTCCATCCTGGTCGAGGTCAAGCAAGGCAGCAAGACCAGGCTTGAATATCTGCACCAGCCGAATTTGATAGGCCAGTTCTACATCGGCGCGGGGCTGCTGCAATTCAAATAACAGGGGGAACCATTAATGAAGCTTGAAAGGGTAAAGCGCGTAATATCGGCAACTCTGGGCGAGCTGCCCATCCAGGAGAAAGGGGCGACCTTTAAGCCCGCCGGCATAAAGAGGGAAACAAAGACGGGGGAGGTGCCCGAACACACCGGCTACACCGAAAGCCAGACCTTCGCCGTGTTGAAGCTGAAGCTCAACGCCACGGGCAGGCTCGGCGTCGAGGAACTGAGCGACAAGGAAGAGGACACCCTCACAATTTATACCACGGGCGGCAAGCAGTACATGATGCCTAACGCCTGGGTGGTGGAGCCCGGCGAGCTGGGCGACGCCGAGATGGACATCGAATACAACGCGGCGACAAGCCCGCGCCTGGCATAAGGAGGGGCCCGTGGCGATTAAACGTACATTAAAACATCCGTTCGATGTCGGCGAATTGAAAGTCAAAGAGATAACCCTCCAGCGGCCCAAAACAAAAGATTTCATCGCCGTCGGCGAGCGCCCTTTCGGCACGGCCGGCGCCGACGCCGCGCTGCTGGCGTCGCTTTCCGGTCTGCCCGAAAGCGTGATTGACCAGATTGACATAGACGATCTGTCCATACTGCGCTTTGACCTTGCCCGCGTGTGGGATTCGTACTTCACCACAAAGCCCTACATCGAAAACCCTACCGTGGAGGAGCCGCCGGCTCCTCCGGAAGAGGAAGAGGAAAAGAAAGCGGCGTAGAGCATATCTCTATAAACGAACTCCGGGATCGCGTCGCGAAGATGGTCGCGGAAATTCTTCTTTTACTTCCGGGAATGGATTTTTCAACGCTCATGGACATGTATTGGGAGCAGCTCTCTTTCTGGCATGAAAAAGCTGTTGAGGCGTACAACGCGGTACACGGGGGAAGATAGTGCCTGACATATTAACCGCTATTGAAGTAAAACTAAACGACCTGTTTTCCCCAGGGATGGCCAAGGCCGGCCAGGCGTCTAATCAATTCGCCGGAAAAACTATAGGCGCCCTCAACCAGGTAGACAGGGCGCTTTCCGGCACGGCCGCGAAGCTCGGGGCGTTAGGCGTCACCATGTCCCTGGGCGTCGCGGCGAAAGGCATCATTGAACTCGACCACCGCATGACGCGGCTGGGGCTCACCGCCAACGCGTCCGCCGAACAGGTCGCGCACATAAAGCAGGCGATTTACGACGTCGCCCAGGCTTCGGACGTGAAACTCGATCCCACAAACATCCTCTCCGGCCTTGAAGTCGTAATGACCAAAACCGGCGACTTAAAATACGCCGAGGAAAATATCAGGAACATAGGAATCGCGATACAGGCGTCAGGCGAGGCCGGGGAATCCATCGGGTCCGTGTTTGCCGAATTTCAAAAGTTCGGGTATTCGGCAAAACAAATTTCCTCTCTCATGGACGATATGGTCGCGCAGTCGGATCAGGGCGCTTTTACATTCGCCGAGTTCGCGAAGGCCGCCCCCGCTATCTTCTCGGCCTACAGCACAATCGGGACGGCGCCTGAAAACATACGCAAGGCAAACGCCGCGATGCAGATCCTTGTCGCCGGCACAAAAAGCCCCGAGGTCGCGGTAACCGCGCTTAATTCAGCGATGAACGAATTATGCGAACCCGAAAAACAGAAAAAATTAAGAGAGTTGGGCATCAATGTCCGCGACAAGGTAACCGGGGAGTTCAGGGACTTTAACGACATCATGTTCGACATCGTCAAGAAGGCCGAGAAGATGGGCAACGCCGATTTCTTCGGCACAATTTTCGGTTCGATTTCAATGAAAGCCATACGGTCCTACATGACGCAGGGCGAGCGGATGTACGAAAACCTCGTCAACCTGGGAGACACCACGGGCCTCCTGCAAAGCAAAGCCGCGAAAATGGCGGGGACATTGCAGTCCAATTTGCAGGGCCTGCAAACGGCGTTTAACAGGTTCGCCGACAGCAACCTGGCCAAACCGCTTGAACACATTACGAACTTCCTGAACAAGATGGCCGAAGACCCCAAGAAGGTCGAGGCGGTATTCGAGGCCATAAAGCGCGGCGTTATCAGCATCGGCATATTAAAGATAGGCGCCGGCCTCATGTCGTTTATAAGCAGCATACACAGCCTCACCGGCGGAACCGCCAAAGTAAACATCACCGAATCCTTTTCCATGGCGCAGGCCATGCCGGTCTACGTTACCAACTGGGGAGGGGCCGCCGGCGGCCCCATCGGCGCGGCGGGAATACCGGGTATGAGGCCGGGGGGGCTCCTTGACCAGTATGGGAACCCGATGGCGCCGTCTGTAGGCGCGCCGGCAGCCCCCCAAGGCAAATGGAATCTTAATAAACCGAATTGGAAAGGGGCCGCCGCGGCCGGCATCGGCGCGGCTGCGATAACGGCATTATTGAGCGTCGGGGGCATGATAAGCGAGTTAGGCGAAATTAAAAATAATGAAGAGCTTACCAAAGAAGAAAGGGGAAAGGCGAAAGGCGGCGCGATAGGGGACTTCGCGGGCTCCGTGGCAGGGGCGGGCGCAGGCGCGCTAGCGGGCGCCGCCCTGGGTTCCATAATTCCCGGCGTCGGTACCATCATCGGCGCGTTGGCCGGCGGCCTTATCGGCCAGTTCGGCGGCCCCCTGGGAAGGATGATAGGGGAGAAGATAGGGGCCGCCGTAACGAAAGTAAAACCGGAAAATGCCCAGGAAGCGTTTGACAAGGCGCAGGCCGACTATGACGCCGCCGTACGCGAAGCGGGGAATGTCACGGGGAAGACGGCCGAGGAGATGATGAAAGAAGCAAAAGACACATTCGCTAAAGCGGACGCCGACTATGCGGCCGCTTTACAGGACGCGAGTGATGCTACGGGGAAGACAGCCGAGGAGATGGATCGGGCTTACCAAAGGCTCCGTGAAGCCGGAAGGCGTTGGGAAGAGGCGAAGAAAGCGAGCGGGGAGATGGAACAGGCTTATCAAAACATACGTGAAAAAGAAATAAATCTGGAAGCGGCCAGGATCGCGTTGGAAATACCGCGGGACGCTTTGTCAACTGAAGAATTGGATGAAGCGTTGGGACAAGCGCTTGTCGCGTTTAATAAGGCGGAGGCCGAGTATGCCGCCGCCAAACGCGACGCGGCGGGGAATGCCGCGTGGATGTCAGACGCGGAGATAGAACAGGCTCAACAAAAGGTGAGCGAAGCCAAGGCGCGGATGGAAGCGGCAAAAAACGAGCGGGCCGCCATATCGAGAGCAATCCAGGCGCAGGCAGTGTTTGACAAGACCCAGGCCGATTATACCGCCGCGATACAGAACGCGGGGGATGAAACGGGAAAAACGGCCGAGGAGCTATATGAATCCCGGCTAAAAGTCCGCGAAATTGAAACGCTGTTGGAAGTGGCAAAAAGCGAATTGGAAACGTCGATGGCCGCCATATCGAAAGTAAGCCCGGCACAAGCCCAGGCCGTGTTTGAAAAGGCGCAGGCCGACTATGCCGCCGCATTGCTTGAAGCGGGGGATGAAACGGGGAAAACAGCCGAGGAGATAGAAAAAGTCGGGGAAAAATTCCGCGAAGCCGAAATACGCCTGGAAGCGGCAAGAAGCGTGCTGGAAATGTCAGAGGCCGCGGTACCGAAAGCAGGCACGAAACAGGTCGAGTTTGCCAAGGCAGAGGCCGATTATGCCGCCATAAAACGTGACTTTGCGGCGAATGCCGCGTGGATGACAAACGCGGAGATAGACCAAGCCCATCAAAGGGTGAGCGAAGCCAAGGCGCGGATGGAAGCGGCACAAAGCGCGCTGGAAATGTCGCGGATAGACGGCTTTAAAAACTTTGCAACGCGACACTTTCAGAGCAGCCAGGTGGAAATACCGGGGTTCATGCTGCCGCCCCAGATTACCCGGACAGAAAGCGGCATCAGCCCGCCCATGAGAGCCGATTTCGGGGGCAATGCTTCGATTGATGTGAACGTGAACGTAAGCGAGGAGCGCACCACAGCCTGGGCCAAATTAGGAAATAACAACATCCCTTCCGTGAACATTAATCCTACCGGGAACGTCCGCCGTGCGAGGTGTTTATCGTTATGAGCAATTTCGACGCCGCCCTGCCGCCGCCTTATTCGACCAACTGGAAACAAGCCGAGAGGACAAGCCCCGAAGACAGCCCACGGTTGACCAGCTACGAGGCGCCGGGAGGGGAGCCGATTGAGTTTATACTGAAAAATTTTAAATTCTCCGGCGGCCAGTCCATGGACACGGCCGAGTATCCTTTTGGCGGGCTATGGTCAAATGAAGCCTTGAACGAAAAACCGCAGGAATTGCATATTGAAGGCTTTATCCGCGGCGCCGAATACATTCAAACCAGAAACGCGCTGATAGAAGCGCTGCGGGTAAAAACCGACGACAGTACTCCGGGGTATATTGACTTCCCGTTTTGGGGCCGTTTCCCTATTGTAGTCGTCAGTTATGAGATTGCCGAGAACACGGATGAAAAGGGCCAGTGTTCGGTAACGCTGGTTTTCAAAAGGGCCGGTGTATCTATTACAGAGCGGGCAAGCTCTATATCCGGCGTGAATACTGCTGGAATATCAATTGTCGGGCAGATAAACTCTCCATCCAGCATGAGTATTATCGGGGCACCGATTGCCGGGCAGGCAAATTCCTTTTTCGGCATGAATGCCGTAGGAATTAGCGGCGCCCTGGAAACAGCCGTAGAAGACCTAGAAAACGCCGCTATTAACAGCTTTGAACAAGCGTTAGCCGCTAATACTGAAGCCAGTACGGCTAACATACTTTCGCAAGGGTTTGCCCAAATAAAATCAGAGCTGTCAAGCTCACTTGGCCGCATCCAGGCGGCAAAAGCAAAGCTAAACGCTATCTCTGCCCAAATAAATGGTTTGTTGAACCAGGTTGCGCAGATTATCCGTGCCCCGGGGCAGTTGGCCAGGGCATTGTTTGATGCCATCGCTTCTATTGCCGCCGGCTTGGCGGAAATAAAGAACAGCCCCGCTTCATACCAGCCGGCGGCCGGGTCCGCTTCTAAATCATCGTACCAGGCCGCGGCCGCTATTGTTGCAGGTTCGGCAGGAATTGCAAATAACGCCGCGTCATACCTGCCCCCGGCCGGCGCCGCTTCAAGATCGTCATCATACCCGGCGCCTGCTGCCAATAACGAAAAAAGCGTCTTGCTCCAGTTTCTTTCGGCAAGCACTTTCACTTTGAGTAGCGTTCCGCTTACGGTACGGCAGGAAGCGGCCCAAAAAGCAATCGAAAACCTGTACCGCATTTCCGCTTTCATAGCCGCGGGTACCCTGTTGGCGCAGCTTGATGTTTCATTCCAAAAAACTCTCGGCTACTGGAAATTATTCCAGAAGCTTGAGGCAGGCATTGATAAAAACGATCCCGCTGTATACGCGGCGCTTGAAACGCTGAGAATCTATGTGTCCAGGATTTTATCCGTTAAGGAATTGAGCGCGGAGAAAGGGCGCTACTTCAATGCCCCGATGCCGCTTTTGTCCCTGGCTCAGTATATCGGCTGCGGCGAGGAAAAACTCCGGGAACTGAACAACATGGCCGACTCTTTCGTCATTTCAGGCAGCGTGCTCTATGTCTAGGATCGTAGTAAAAAACGCTACTTTGGGCGTGGAGCTGATATGGCGCCATATTGTAATAAGAAAATCGCTTGACGATATCTGCCATACCCTTGAACTGGAAATAGCGCCAAGCGAACGGGGCAAGGTACGCAGGCATAATAAAATCGAAGTACGTTACGCTAACTCATTGGTAAAAGACTCGCAGGCCGCTGGCGGCCGCCGTGTTACCACCGTATTGGTTGATGAGATAACCAGCAGCGCGGACAGCCAGAAACACGGCATAACCGTCAAAGGCCGCTCTCCCGCGCGGGATATTATTGACTCTACATGGTCTGAGGACTTCGCCGAAATGACGGCGCTGGATTTAGCCGGCGCCATTGGGAAAAGGTTCGGCATAAAGTGTCATGCGCTTCCGCCGTCCATAGCCGGCAAGATGCAGATAATCAACGCTTTTCGGCTTGAAAACGAAAGCCCATGGGTAAAGCTGATAAACGCGGCGGATAATGAAGGGTATATACTCACCAGCAACGAGGCCGGCGATTTGTATTTCTGGGCAGTTTCGGGCGCCGTGCGTGACGAAGGCTTCAGATTGGTAGAGGGCGCAAATATCAAGTCTATCGAGTGGACGGAAAACGGCGCCGACCAGTTCCATGAATACATTGTAAGGGGATGCGGAGAAGAGGTAACGGCCGTTGACGACACCTGTCCGGGCGGCCGCATTCTCACGATGGACATAACGGATCCGGATTTTCCCCCGGCAAAACTACAGCGCCGGGCCGAAACCGAGATGCACCGCAGAAGGGAAACCAGGGCGACTGCCACGGTGGCTGGCTGGGGATTAACCGATGGGCAGATTGCTCATCTTGGGGCCGTTACCGCAGGCAAGGAGATATTCTGGGTCCCCAATTTACTAATCCCGGTTATTGCACCGTCAATTGCCCTGGATGCTAAACTCCTGATATCCGAAGTGGAACACGAGGCCTATCCCGACGCTTTTGGAAGCAGGATAACGGTTGTGAAGAGGGACACATATTTATGACAGACGTTAAAGAGATTATATCAAAGATACGCAACCTGTTCTGCAAATCTGATTTTCAGAAACGCTATAACGATGACGACCGGATTCAGGTTAAAACGCATAACGGGAAGGTTCTGGAAAAAAACGAGGCGTTTCCATATGGCTTTTACGCGAAAGCCAAAGCCGGCAAGGCCCTTGTTTTCTGCCAGGGCGGGAACTTTGACAATTTTGAAATCTTGCCAATAATGAAAGATGACCCTGTATTTCGCCCCAAGCTGGAAGACGGCGACGCGGCGCTGTATACCGGTGAAGGCAGCTATGTCGTTTTAAGGGAAGGCGGGGATCTGGAAATTTATACCCGCAAGCAAGGCGATATAAAAGTTAATTGCACCGGGAAAGCCATCATTAATATAGACGGCAATTGTGATTGCGAAGTCAAAGGCGATTATGCCATCAAGGCGAAAACGTTCAAAGTCTCCGCGCAGCGAATAGACTTAAATTAAAGAAGGGCACCATGGCGGCAGTTACAAGAAAAGGCGATGCCTGTACAGGGCATGATTGTTTCCCGCCCAGGAAGAGCACAGAAGGCAGCCCTGATGTTTTCGTTAACGGCATCCCGGCCCACCGGCAGGGTGATGGTTGGGCCGCCCATACTTGTACCGATCCAAAGGTACCGCACGGAACCCATGCCTCTTCGCTGGGAGGCGGAAGCCCTTCGGTTTTTGTAAATAAAAAACCCATCGGGAGGGTAGGCGATGCCGTGGCTTGCGGCGGTTCTGCCGCATCGGGATCTGAAAATGTTTTTGCGGGATAAGGAATTGTGAATACCATACGAATAGAGCAATGGAATGATATCCGCGAACTGGCGCTTATGAGCATCGGCACCGACAAAGGGACGTGGTGGGCCGATCCGTCTTTCGGCAGCGAACTGTGGCTGCTGCGGAAAAACGGCAAAGTGGACGGCCAAACCGCGGGGACGCTCAGGAGGATGGTACTTGAAAGCCTGCAATGGATCATCCTGAATTCTCTTGCCGCCAAAATTGAATGTTCCGCCGAACGTACCGGTAAAAATGAAATTAGCTACAGCGTGGCTATCTTCCACCCTGACGGAAACAACACCCTCATAACGGAGGTCTGGAGTGCCGTTTAAAAGGGATTCATTGGCGGTGACGCTTGACCGCGTCTACGCGAATTATGCCAGCCTTTATAAGCCCCTCAACAAAACGCCCCGCCATAACCTGCTAAAAGTCTTCGCCGCGGTTGACGCCGGGATACTTCATCAGAACCTTGGCGATTTGGATTTCCTTGCGTTGCAGATATTCCCCGACACCGCTACCGGCGATTATCTGCGCCAGCACTGGTCAGACAGGGTAACGCCTCTTTACGCGATCGCCGCCAACGGCCAGGTATTGGTAATGGGGATTCCGAATAAACCAATCCCGGCCGGGCTTGTTTTCGCGTCCGCGTCCGGAGAGCGGTACTACACTGAACAATCATACAAAGTAGGCATTGACGGCACGGTCGCGGTAACGGTTAAATCCCAGAATACGGGCATTAATACCAACCTTGCCCCCGGTCAGGAACTCTCTATTGTGTCTTCCATTCCTGCCGGGATCGAATCGAAAGCGGTAGTAATCGGAGACGGCATCACAGGCGGCGCGGACGCGGAAAGCGATGAGGAATACCTCACCCGCGTTCTGCTATGGCTCCGCAATCCTGTGCGTTATGGAAAAAAAGGCCATTTCGCCGCATGGGCGAGAGACGCAAGCCCCGAAGTTTCCCTTGCATGGGACTATAAGAACTTCGGGGTGTTTGGCGCCCTTTTGATACAGGTCATAAATGGTAATCAGTTAGACGGAATATTCCCGGTTGATAATATCGCGGAAGTGACAATGTATCTTAACGAAGTAGCCCCGCCTGTTATTTTCACCGTCCGGACACCGGAAATAATACACTTGAATCCCGCTGTATCATTGCAGCCTCTTGAAGACACGCAGACAAACAGGGAAATAGCGATTAAACGCATGCAGGCTTTTTTGCAGCTTGTGGCCATGCCCGGCGTGCAGGTCACGGCGGGCGCGCTCCGGAGCGCCGTCATTGACGGCGTCATAATAACCGAAGCGACGGTCAAGCTGAACGGCGATACGACAGGCATCGTTGGTACCACGATTTTGCAATATCCATATCTTGGAGAGGTATCATGGGAATAGCGGCGGCCGAGGAATACGAAGGCGCAATCAGAAAGCTGTTTCCCAAAGGCGAGTATTGGGACAGGCAGTTTGCAGACCCCGAAAGCGACGTATCCCTTTTTTGCAAGGCAAAAACACCCGAGCTTGTTAAATTCCGCCGACGCATGGAGGCGCTGCAAGATGAAAGCTATGTTGAGACAACAGAGGAACTAATTGCCGACTGGGAGCGCGTTTTACTGGATTCCGGTTTCCCAAACCTAAGCTTGATCCAGCGGCGCCTGCAATTAAATTCGATGTGGAACCTCTGCTTAAACCGGGCGGAACTCCAAAAAACAGCCGGAATGTATGAACTGACTATTGCGGATGTATGCTTCCCATACAGGCCGGGCTTTTTTGGTTTTTCGCGTTTCAGAACTTCTCATATCGGGAGTCCGGTAACTTGGTCGGTTTTATTTTTAATCGTACAGCAGCAAAATTTCAGGGAAAAATCATGGGCGCTAATCAAACCCGACTATCCCGCCAAACAGTTCGGAAGAATGCGGTTTGGAATAGACAGGCTTGTATATTTTCCTCTCTATCGCCTGCGGCTCTATATCTACGCAAAACTGCGGGATTCAGCCACCGGCTTTATTAAATGCGGCAGAAGCCGGATGTTCCCCCTGGCTGCCGGTTTTAATACAGCGGAATTCATACAAAGCATACAATTCTTTTTTCGATTCGAACAGACGCTCATTAATTATATGCTAAGAGAAAAGCAGCCTTTTAAGGATTTTGAGCAGGCAATTACTGCTATTTTACTTGCAAATCAAATACCATATTTTTTCTACGAGGAGAGTCCACTATGAACAGCATGTTCCCAAATAACCAGGTAATTGAGATTTTCGGAGAAGATCTGCTGTGGCCTGGTGTAGATTCTAACGGGAAATTCACCAACGGCAGTTTTTCGGATCCGCTGATTAAGCCATCGTTTATTCCAGCGGAGACACTGAATCTTATCATAGAAAATATACAAAGTGTTATTTTGGAGGCTGGGCTTACACCTAACACTATTGAGCCGGATCAGTTGGCAAGAGCCCTGCTAACCATGCTCCAGAAAGATGACAGATATGATCTATTGGATGATTATCCGGTTGCCGCCTCTACTGTAAATATTAATATTTCTGTAGGCGGGGAACAAGAAATAGATGGAATACCCTGTACTATTGGACAGATGGTGTTTTTGAAAAATCAAACGGATAAAAGGGAAAACGGCTTTTGGGAAGTCCGTTTAGGAGAATGGAATCGCTATACGGGATATACCAGTACTACGCCTAATATTTTTAACGGAAAGTTTATCTTGATAAAGAATGGTATATCCAATAAGGGCAAAGTCTACTATTTACTCGATGATATTTCGGTGGTTGATACCACACCATTGGACTTCAAAGAACATAAGCTTCTTGGCGTGCTCATAAAAGTATTTGAGAGTAATGAAGAACTCCCCCTGGCGACAAAATCGAGCTTAGGTGGACTCCTCTCCTCCAGCGAACCCGGGAAGCTGTGGATCAACCCCGATACAGGGGTTGCCACGGTGAACGGCTACGATCACATCTGGATAAAAGCCCATGCCTACGCCGATCAGGTGGAGGGCTACGGGCGCGACCTCATGCTGGTGGAGCTGGGTTACGGGATTGAGGAGATGACCACGCAATCCCTGCGTAATGAGGCGATTGCCGAGGTGATGGCCAAGATCAGGATCCGCATGAACAACAACAGCGAGATCGACGGCTCCGGCATCCCCGATGTACGCGGGCTCGCGGTGGGGGACTGGCTGGACGGCTTAGATTTGAGTGGCATCGCAGCGCCCTCCGGGGGGAGCGCCCCGCAGGCGTGGAACGATACCTATAAAAACAACAGGATTTTGATCGCTGGTTTTAATTCTTATAAAAATTCTGGAGATAATTTTTTATCTCAGAATCATATTGCGGCAGTTACTCGCCATTGCATAGCCACAGGAAAAATGAATCCGACAGATATAACTACTGGGGGATATGTATCCACGGGAATGCGTACATGGTTGGAAGGCTCCAGCGGGGACGGCAGCGGTATATTTGCAACAGGGCTCAAGGCAGCGCTGGGGGGCAACAACCCGCTTTTGACACGGCGTAACTATTTTACGGGGGCAACAATCCAGGATTTTGTTAATCAAACAGTATTCCTTTTAAGCATACGGGAAGTTTTTGGGGATCGGATCCAGGAATACAGATTGCAAGATAATTGCATATCTCTACACCTACCGATTTACCACAAAAGCACGGTTTACAAAGTTAAAAGGTTTAATGGCGTAGTAATGTCGTGGTGGCTTTCTGCAGTTGCCGAAGCCAATTCCACAAACTTTTGCGACGTCCGTTATGGCTATTCCTCGCATAACATTGCCTCATTAACGCAGGGCATTTCCCCCGCTTTTCTGATTAAATAATTGGAGGATTATATCTATGATCTATTTAACACGCAAAAACGATAAAGTAGTCGCCCACGCCAACGCGCAGGCGATGATGGAACTCGACGGCGTAACCCCCGAGATAGAGGTTGCCGATGAGGCGTACTACGCGGCTGACGGCCTGGCGAGGATAATCGACGATGAGATTTTCCTTGGCAAAAACCCCGAGGAACTAGCCGAGGAAACACGGCAGGGCAAGATCGCAGGGTACAAGGCGCAGCTTGAGCAAATCGACCGGGACGCGAAAGCGGGGCGCGCCGTGCGGAAAGCCGCGATGGACTTTGCTGGCGTCGTGCGGGTGCTGCACGGGCAAAACCCCGCCCTGGCCGAGTTTGACCCCGATACCAATGTGGATTTGCAACGGCTCTCCGACTACGAGCAGCAGGCCATCGCAATCAGGCAGCAACTGGCGCCGCTTTTGGGCGCCGGGGAGGCCGCGGAAGAGCCCGAGTAACGGAACCCTACGCCTCTTCGGTCTCGCCGGCCGCCACACGCAGCGCGATCTGCGCGTCGATGGCGTTAATATCCGCCGCCCACTGCGTTGATAGCTCGATTTCGGCGGCGTATTCGCTGGTTGTTGCCCGTCCCATAGCGATTTTCGACGCGATGTAGTCGTGTTTTTTCAGGAGCTGTTCTCGCGCATTTCTCTCCGCACGGAGATTGTGCAGGTCTAATTGTGTAAAATCCATATAATCCTCCAAAAAAATTAAGCGATCCGGAAGCAGATCGGAAAGTTAATCGTGCTGTGAGTTGCAACTTGGCTGGTAATGTGCCCGTAGGAAGCAACATAGCTGAAGGCGGAAGAGATGCTGCCACGAGTTGACAAAAGCCACCAAGAGAAACGCGAACCGCTGTTTACACCGCCTTTGACCCGCTTCATTTTATTGGCAAAAATCGGATATTGCATAAAACCTCCCTCGTTGCCGTTATTGGGGGCTGTATTGCTACCCCATACAGGCGCCCCGTTGACCTCCACCTCGGAGGGAATCCACAGCTTCCCTGCATTTCTCCAATCCCAACCATTGTCGTCAATAAGCAAATTTCCGGCCGAATACCGCCGGGGCAACATTACCCTTTTTTCTACGATTACTGCCTTCAATTCGGCGGGGAGTTTATTGTATACGCCGGTCGCAGAGTAGTTCACGGTAGTAAGCGCAGGGTTCGCGGCCGCAGAGTTAGGCACAGACATTGACAAACTATTGAGCCACGCGTACAAATCCGACGCCAGCCACGGGTTAGGCGACACGCTCGTTCCGTTGTTGTAATCGGCTTTGTTAAACTGTCTCGGCGTAGGATGGCAATTCAGGCTGATAAAATCGATGTGATGCGGCACCAGGGTATCGCCGTACCTGTAATACGTGTCTATCCCCGCGATTTCCATCACAAAAATATTACTGTCGGCGTCCGTGAACTGGATGTAGTCGCCGAAAGGCTGGATGCCTTTGAAGTTGCCGGATTGTATCCTGTCCTGAATCCACTCCCAGGCGGATGAAAAGTGGGAGATCTCGCCGTCGAACCGGTCTTCGAGGTTGTTGCCTATTCCATCGTAGCCGTTGATCTCTCCCTCGCAGGTATCGGGGTTGATCCACAGCTTCCCGGGTTCGCTGGAGGAGAGGAGTCCACCTAAGCTCGATTCTGTCGCATACAAGGCTTTTGCACAATTTACAATATTTTGTTAGTCTCTATTCGTTGGTTTTATTGCTTTTTTTTGTCGGCGTGTTCA